TCGAGCAGACGCACACCGAGCATGGGGCGACTTCTTACTAGAAAACTATATAAAAAAGTTAATAACACAATAGGAAAAACAAATGGCACAACTTTTACAAAAAGACGGCACTAGAGTAGTACTCAGTAGAGACATCGACTATGTTGACTATAATCCAGCAAACATGCGAACATTACCAGTACCCAAGGGTACCTGGGCTCCAGCTGACTTAACCTATAACGAAGATCTTATGAAGCGTCTGGCTGCAAACATGAAACAGTTAAACAGTGACGATGGCACTAACTATGTTCATATGTGGAAACACCTAGCGCAAGATCATCAGTTCTTTGTTGAGTTGTTACAAAACGATAAACTAAAAGAAGCATTTGATCACTTGAACAACTTATATCAGTCGCCATTGATGAACGGTATTAGTCAAGGTGTTTGGGACACAGTACCTATTAAAGCAGATCCAGAAGTTGCTATGTTCAGACTAAAGCGCCATTGGGACACCTTATTAGGCATTTGCGAATACCTAGGTGTTATTCCTATGCAGAATAGAGAACAAGGATTTAGTCCAGTAGTTATTCCTATTGATCAACTAGTAGAAGGTATGGCACAGGCACTTAGCGTAACATTACCTGACTTACAAGGTCCAAGTTGGCAAGGCGGCCTTTGGGGATTAGATACTAAACGTGGCGTATTAAGTGATCGTAGTATCTCAGCTCTGTATGTAGCACTAAAGATTAGTACCAAGGTCAGCAAAGATGCTAAGTTAGTAGAGATTGGTGGCGGATGTGGTTATGTTGTATATTGGTTATATCAACTGGGCTTCCGTGATATTACGCTAGTAGACATTCCAACTGTGTCTACTGCACAGTCATTCTTCTTAGCCAGCGTTTTAGGTAAAGAAAATATTAAACTGGCATTTGAAACACAAGATGCACCCATTAAGTTTATGACTCCAGAACAGTTTAATGCCAGCGATGAAATGATTAATCTTGTTTACAATACTGATAGTATGCCCGAAATGGCTAACGAGCATTTAAAACAATATCTAACTACTATTGCTAGAACAGCCAAATCCTTTTTGAGCATTAACCACGAATGCCGTAGTCCATTTAATGGTGTACCCCAAAATTCGGTTAACTTTGAAGTAACCACAAACTTTGCCGGGGATATTATTAATCTGGAACGAAACCGTTATTGGTTACGTGAAGGTTATGCCGAAGAGTTTTATGTAACTCAGCACTGGGAATAAAAGGTTGACACAGTATTCATTATATGCTATTATAATGTTATGAGATATTTACTTGTTGATACCGCTAATACCTTTTTTCGTGCTCGTCACGCCGCTCACCGCCAAGCTGATACATGGGATCGGCTAGGTTTTGCCATTCATGTAACGCTAAATAGTGTTAGTAAGGCATTCCGCGATCAAAAGGCAGATCACGTTATTTTCTGTTTAGAGGGTCGTAGCTGGCGCAAAGACTTTTATGCACCATACAAGGCCAACCGTGCTGTAGCACGTGCGGCACTCACAGAAAAAGAACAAGAAGAAGATCAACTATTTTGGGAATCGTTTGATAACCTTAAAGACTTCCTTGCTACACGAACAAACTGCACAGTATTGCGTCATGAAAACTTAGAAGCTGACGATTTGATTGCCGGTTGGATACAAAGTCATCCAGATGATCATCATACTATTGTATCTAGCGACACAGACTTTTATCAGCTACTAGCAGACAATGTAAATCAATATAACGGAATCGCAGATGAGCTCCATACTATACAAGGTATTTTCGACAAAAAAGGTAAAGCAGTCATCGATAAAAAGACTAAGGAAGCAAAAGTCATTCCGGATCCTAAGTGGATTCTTTTCGAAAAGTGTATGCGGGGAGACCCAACCGACAATGTCTTTTCGGCGTACCCCGGGGTCCGTAAAGTGGGAAGTAAAAATAAAGTGGGACTCCAAGAAGCCTTTGCCGACAAAGATGCGAAAGGCTTTGCTTGGAATAACCTAATGTTGCAACGCTGGACTGATCATAATGGTCTAGAGCATCGTGTATTAGATGACTATCAACGCAACGTAACTCTAGTAGATTTAACTGCACAACCAGATGATGTTAAACAACAAATAGCAGAAACTATTGCCAACAATGCAGTACCACTTAATCGTCCTATGGTAGGCGCACAGTTCTTAAAGTTCTGTGGCAAGTACGATTTGATCAAGATGTCAGACCAGTCTGACAGTTATGTTAGATTTTTAGAAGCTAGTTATCCTGATGATAAATGATGTTTTTTGGGTGCCGGTTGCGGGACTTGCTTTAGCATTGTTGTTATTTTTTGGATTTTTTATTACTATGTTCATAGCAGGTCTTATAGATTTGTATCATGAACGTAAGAATCGTGTTTGGGCAGAATTAAAACGCACCGACTATGAACGCCGTCGCCCGGCAGCAAAATAAGGAGAAGTAAATGAACGGATTTATGAATTGGTATCATCGTAACTACACACAGATTACCTGGTTTATTATTGGTTGGTTAGCTATGTTGACCATAGTTGACTTTGGTAAAGGTGATTGGTCTGCATGTGCATTTGACTTGGCCTTGTTAGCATTTAACTATTTCTTATATAAACGATGAGAAAAAGAGACATACTCGGTATGACAATATTATTAGTAGGTGCATTTTGCCTACTAATGTCTGACGATGATCGTCATGACATGAAGAAGTACGATTGCACTATATCAGAACTCAGCCCTGATTATCCTGTGCAAGTAAAAGAAGCATGCCGCAAACTGCGGGCAGAAAGACAAAAACAAAATGACTGAAATGATTGCAAAACCCATTGTAAAGAATAAGATGTGGATCGTTGAGCTGTATGGCAACAAGGTCGGAAACATCATGGCAGTAGAAGAAGGCGGATATGTGTATGTACATGACAACCAGCGTGAATCATTCCCAAGTATTAAAATGATTAGTGCCAAGTACAACATTGAGTTTGTTAAGGCAGAAAAGCCCAAGAAAGAAAAGTTAGATGTTTATGATGTCTACGGATTCCCGGCCGCAAGTAAACCGCACAATGAAGTACTTGATGTTCAACGATACTTGCCTATCTATACCAAAGGTACTAAATCAAAAAGTTTCTTTTGTGCAGGCCACTACATTATTAAGTTTTCAAGCACTTGGGTACGTGCATATTGCCCTAAACTGATTACGCTTAATCGTTATGAATATCAAGGTCCATTTAAGACTCAAGAACGTATGCAAGAAGCAATGAAAGAAGCAAATGGACAGCACTAGTACTTCTTTACATGTTAAACGATTCAACGATAAAGTAAGAGCCATGAATCAAGCTAATAGCAAGATTCTAACTTTAAGTGCCGAAGAAGCTCGCAGTTTACATGCCGAAATCTACGATTTGATGGCTGTTATTGCTGAACTTTCTCGTTCTACTGAAAATAGTATTACCAGTGTTAGTGTAAGCATGGATGGCGGCGGTTTTAAATAAACTACGTATATATTGAGATAAATAAACTGTATATCAAGGATAAGTGAAATGTCAAGACCAAAGCCAACAGTACTATTGGACCACGTAAACAAGACTAGCTATAAGAGTGAACAGGTGTTAGCCAGTGAGGGTATCTGGGCAGTCTTCTACGACAATCAACCTATCAATCTAAAAACGTCAAACGTGCTTGTGGCGTACCCAGGACCGAAATATAAAAAAGTATCCTTTTCAAATTCTGGACATGCTATTAATCTTTGCAAAAAGCTCAACGCTTTATTTAAAACGGAAAAATTTAGCGTTGTACTTTTAAAAGCAGGTGAGCAAATCTTCCCAAAATAAGCAGTACAATCAACGTCAGCTGACTAAGATATTTGTCGAGCAGGCTGGCATTCCCATTGGCCAAACAACTGAAATGCAACGGCGTTGGTGGAAGAATCCCACTGATCCAAATAGCCTTAGACTAAGTCTAGCCGGACTACAGTTAGTCAAGGCCGTTCTTAAACTACAAAGTTACGAGTTTGAACTTGCCGAAGAACTTACCAATCAAAACCTACTACAGTTAGAACGAGTATTTGACAGCATGTACTATCTATTAAAGCGACAGAAGATAATCGTCTTTACCGAAGAATCTGCACTAATGCTGACCTTGCACGGAAACAATCTAAAAGGCTATTTAGAAGCACTAGAATCAACAAGTTAGCGCCGACTAACTTAATGGTTGACTCAAAAGACTTATTACTGTATAATAGTAACTATTACTTAAAAGGTTGATACAACTATGAACAATGCCGATTTACTTAAAATGGACGACGAATGGGTTAAATTGCTACTCAAACGCGGTCTATTAGAGATTCGCAATTTTAAATCAAAATCTCGGTCTAGCGAAGTTCGTGGAGAATTAACTTTTTTGCAACATACCAAAGCACAAAGTTGGTATTATCATACATTGTATAATCAAGGCTTTGAGATTTTAAAAATTCTCAATGATGACTCTAAACTAGTATCAAGTAATGTTTTAAAAAATAATATACAAGCAGACATGAACAAACTAATCCCAATCGGGTTAGAGGATAACAAGGGATGGAGCCATCTTGCAAATTCACTGATAGAATTTACAAGCAAGGGTGTTGGCCTGGGCGAGTTATTTTTGCCGTTGGTAATCCAGGGATATACTAAATCAAAATCACAAAGTGTCGGCGACGGTGAAGTTAATGGTGGTAAAAGTGAAGTTAAGAAAAAAGGTGCTGGTATAAAATCTCAGCCCGATACCCAAAGAAAAGTACAAAATAAATTAAATAAAACTGTATTTGAAGGTCACGACCCA